CGATGTGCGGATAGGCTTTGAACTTGTCCTCCAAAGAATTGAACGACTTGAGGAAAACCTGACATACGCCGCCGTGCGAGCGAGTGCCGTAGCCGCTGTGGAAGTGGGTTTTCCCGGCCTTTTGCCGCATGTCGTAGCCGAGCAAGTAGATGGGATTGGCTTTGAGTGTAATCGCAAGCCCGAGAGCACCAAAGCCGGAGTTGGAGCCGTGGTAAAGGCCTTGTGCGAGCGAACGACTAATGCCTGTCCTGCCCCGCGAGCGGATAGAGCGGACATCTTCGACGCGACGACCCATGAGGTTCAAAAAGACTTTCTCGCCTGTGCATCTGTCCCACAGGGCTTTGTTCGCAGAGTTGTCATGGTATCGCTTATAGAGTTTCCAATCCATGAAAAAAATAACGTCAGCCCACGGAGCATATTCGAGGGCGCGGTTTACGGCAATGACTTTGCCTTTTCCCTGCAAACGATTGAAGTCAAACCCCGTCAGCGACGGGCCTCCCCCGATGATAAAACAAGGTTGCTCTGCCCATGAGCCGTCGGCGAGGACTTCGTGGAGAGGCCGATAAGGCTCATGTCGGTGCTTGACCTCTTGCCGCCCAAGGTCTATCAGTTTTTCGCGCTCTTGGAATATCTGCCGGACCTGCTTACTGCGCGTTGTGAGTAGCATTTTCTCAAGCGAAAGAAGGACAGGGCAGGGACGGATTTCCCGAAAGTCCTCCGTCCCCGCCCAATCCTTGCACATTCACTACTTTAAGGCGAGAGCCTTACTGTTCCTCGGGAACGAACTCCCGCCCTTCTGCGATGTCGGTGAATCCGCCGTCACGAGCGGCGACCACCTCCACGTCCTTACAGGCTCCCTGCGGGACGAACTCTCCGCCCGTCGGGCAGGACGCGCTCTGCGGTTCGAACTCGACGCAGGCGACTTGGTCGATGTCGCCGATGCACCCGCCGTGGCGCATCCACCCCGCGACCGTGTCCGTGTAGGAGAGAATGTCGAAGTTGTCGAACAGGGTGAGGTCCATGCGGTAGCCGATTTTCAGCGTCCGCTTCGGCAGGATGACCATGATGCGGTTCGTGTTCGTGAGCATCATCGACGTGACCTGCTGGAAGGAGTAGTCGACGACGGGCGTCGAAGTATCGAACGCCTGAGTCCTGACGGTGAGAGCTTCCTTCACATCGCCCCTGAGACGGAGCGGGGTCAGGACGACGAACTGCGTGGTGGCCGGGTTGAGGTTGTAGCCGCGATTCTTGACCGTTTCGAGAATATTTGCGGCGGCTACGTTGATTGCGGCGGCGATGGTGCGCGCCCGCTTGGAACAATCCGTGCAGTCGGACTCGACCACCGTGCAACACCCCTTGGCGTCGGCGGCGGCTTCGAGCAGGGCGTAGTAAATGCCAGCCCTTGAAGAATATGCCGCCGACCGGAAGGCGATGGCGTTGTCTTCGATGGTCCACCAATCGCCGTCCTCGAACACCTGACGGTGCCAGCCGAGCGCCCCGGCATAGTAGCAGAAGTAGCACCGATACTTGGCCCCGGCGAACTGATAGACCTTCGCCTTCTCGCCGGGGAGAATCTCGTTGAAGGTCAGGCCGGAGCGGACCGCCGAAACGTCGAAGCCGGAGGCCTTGGTGTTCGAGAAGTCACGCACGTCGTAGATGAGTTCGTAGCCGTTGTCGTATTCCGTAGCGGAATGGAACTTCTCGACGACGTCGATGGCCTTCTCATTCGGGTAGCCGTCCGACATGAGCGTGAACTCCTGAATCTTTTTGTGAGCCTTCAGGAACTCCGCGACCTTCTCGAACCGCTTCGGGACGAAACGGTTGGGAAGGGCCACGAACATCTGCAGGGCGCCAGCCAGCTTTTTCCGCTGGACGGGGTCGTTGAAGTTGAAGGACTCCCAATCGAGGTTAAAGATATTGCTTCTCATGGTGTCCTCCTGTTAGACCCTTGCCACTGCGGCCCCGCCATCGAGGTCGATTTCGACAAGGACATCGTCCGCGCCCGCAGGCTCGGTAGCGGTGCCGATGAGAACCGACAGGGAGTCGATTGCGGCAGGCGAGACGAGCCGGGTAGCGGGGTCCCAATAGACCGCGTCGCCGGGGAGGAAGATGGCTTCGCTGTCCACCAGTTTCGCGACCATGATTTTCTCGGCCAGATACCAGAGGACGCCCTGCGCGCCAAAGGCAATGGTTTCAAGGAGAACGCCGACGCTGTCCTCGATTTGCCAGAGCCACGGAACGCCAGCGGCCCACGCGGCACGCTGACCGAGCATCCCGTCGGTATCTTCGCAGGTGAACTTGAACGACCGCCAGTCACCTGCAGGCGTGGCGGTCCTTAAAACGTTAGGCATTATGCCTCTCCTCTCAAAGCTAAAATAATTTCCGCCACGAGCGGCTTAGGTCCTCGCGAACTTCCCCTGCGGTCAGTCGGGCAGTCGGATAAACTCGTTCTTGGCCGGGTCGATGTAGTCGCTGTCAGGCGGTTCGTTGCCTTGGTTGCCGGGGCCTGTGCCACGGTCTCCTTCGCCTCCGCCATTACCCGAGCCTTCCTGGCCCTTCACTCCGAAAAGCCCAGCGATGTGCTTGAAGTCGTCCACTTCTTTGTCGAGGTAGTCGTTGAACTCCTTCTCCAACGCATCGGCTTTGGTGAGGGCGAACTTGGAGAGACGGCCTTCGATGAACTTGGTCTGCTGGTCGGTGAGTTTCCGCGTGGCTTTCTGCTGGGCAAAAAGCGCAGGCACCTTAGTGCGGGCGGTCTCGGTTTCCAACCGCGTGACCTTCTCGTCGGCCAATCGCGCCTTCTCCTCGAGTTCTTTCCGGGTCTTGTCGAAACCTTCTTCGGTCCGCTTGCGATGGGCGTATTCACCCGCCACCGCGCTACGTTTCTCGTTCTCGACAAAGCCCTTGACCGAAGGGTCATTCGTCAGGTCGTCCACTCCGAACAGGTCGGATGGCTTGACAGTTTCCGCCTTGAGAAACGCGCGAACGTCCTCAATCGTGATTTCCATATCGTCTCCGATATTTTTAGATTTCGCAAACGCCTGCAGTTGCCCCAGAAGCGTCGCTCCCGGGAAACCCGGCGTCTCGATTGCAGAGTTGGCTAGAGCAATGCCCGTCACGCGCCCGACGTCGGCGATGTAGAGTCCGCGCTTCGAGTCCTGCTCCATATCGACTTCAGCCTCAATCGAAGCCACGTCGAGCGGCAAGTGGCTGAAGGAGGGAAAGATATAACAGGCCACGACTGCCGAGAGTCGGCCCGATACGTTCATGAGTTTCTTGCCCACGACTTCGCCGATGGGCTGACGGCCCGCTTGGTCATTGGTCCCTTCGGCATGGCCGTGAAAAATCTGGAGGCCCTGATTTATATGCGAGAACAGGCTTTGAATTGCCGACTTGAACCATCGCTTGACGATATTGCCGACGCCCAGCATGACGCCGTGCGCCTCGCCCTCGTGGCCCACAACGAAGGCCTTGAAAATGGGCTTGGGGTCCATCGTTTTAATCTGCCGCAGGCGGGTCTGGTCAATCATGCCGGAGATTTCGTTGGCGGCCATGTAGCGGAGGGTAGCCTTGATTCTCATGACTTGTCTCCCAAAAGATTCACGAAGTCCACCCACGCCTCGTCGGACGCGATGATGTCGCGGCGAATCTGCTGTCGCTTCCATGAAGGCACTTTCATCTGGCCCAGCTTGCGGTCGATAAAGGCAAGCGTGCGTTTGGTCAGGCGGATTCGACGCTTGACACGCCAACGCAGGAAGCTACTCTTGAGGGACATTACTTGCTGGCCGCCTTTTTATTCGTCGAGCCCTTGGGCCGTCCGCCCTTGCCTTTCGCCGGAGCCGACTTCGCGGCCGCCTCGATGGCCTTGCGGGCTTCGATGGCCTTGCGCTGGCGAGAGACTTCGAGCCGACGCTTGTTCTCCGCCATCGTCCGCAGGTCGCTCGACATGAGGACCGTGGTCTTTTCGGGCGGCGCGTTGGGGTCAGGAGCGAACCTCTGATGCAGGGGGCGCGGCTTCACGTCCTCGCGCCTGATGCCGTTGACCGATTCGGGACTGCCTTCCGTGCGCTTCCCGACAAGCGGCATGTTCGTGGAGAAAAAAGGGTTGTTCGACATTACGCTCTCCTCATCGACTTCTGTATACCATGAAGCAAGTCAAGATGCAACTGCAAGTCATCGCCGCTTCTTCTTCAGGCCCCTACTGCCTATCAGGGCCGGACGCATCGGTTTCTTCTTCAGGCCCATCGTGTGAGAACACTTCGGATTCAAGCATTTGGCACAGATGGCCCAGCCGCGGTTTCTCATGAAGCAGGGACAAGGCTTGCGAAATACAGGCCCGCCGCACTTCTCGCACTTGTCCTTCGGCTTGACGACGACGCCGGGGACCGACAGGGTTTCATCCTGCATTCTGGCCGTCCTCCTCCTCGTTCGGGTCGCCCTTCTCGGCACCTCGATTCTCGAACCGCTCCTTCCGCATCTGCTCCAACTCCGCCTGCGCCGACTTGAGTTCATTCTGTTCGGCCAACTGCTGGCGGCTTGCCTCCTCCTCCATGTCAATATTGGGAATCTGTGAGGCGACATACTCCTTGGAGATAATGCCCGCGATTTGGGCCGGGATGAGGACGGTGGCGATATGGCGCCAGTGTTCTTCGGAGATAAGCGGGATTTCGACTCCGACTTTTTCGGGGTCAAGTTTGCCTACGCTTTTCTGGCTCGCCCCGGTCTGGGCATTATACATCGCCATCGCCTTCGCAATGACTTCTTCGTAGGCCCCTTTCCAAATCGACCGCTCCCGGGTGGTGGAGGCCATGACCAGCTCGCGCGTATTGTCCCCGGTGGCCCGGGTCGAGAGCAGGTCGATGTATCCGAGGAAGTGCGATGGGATGCCCGTAGTGCCGGAAATAAGTTTGGTATTCGTCTCGATTTCCTTGTCGAGGTTCGCCACGCCCGAGGTATCCGGCCCTTTGATTGAAAACGTGCCGATATGAACTATCGCCTTGCCGAACTTCCAGTTGGTATCTTCAATCCACTGGAGCAGGGCCGCCGCCTGCTGGGGAGAATCGACTTGGAAGTCGGGCGTCTGTGAGGCGAACAGATGATTTATCTCCCGCAGGTCACGCAGAGCGCGGTCGAGGCGGTCTATCTGCGTCAGGCAGTTCATCACTTTCGGCTGGGCATCGTTGGGGTCGTGCAGGCGTCCGCCGAATTTCTTGTAAATGAACTCCTCCTCAAGGACGCGGCCTTCAGGGGAGGTTGAAGTGGCGGGCCATGTCAGTTTCTCATACCAGAGGTAATCGTCCTTGTTCGCATGCACGGTGTATTTCTTCTGCGTCCACGACAGGAACCTCACCGAGGGCATCCCGGGTCGGTTTCGGAACGGGTCCGCCTTGAGGTCGTCCCAAAAGAGGCGCAGGGCGACCTTGCCTTCTATCTCGCCCTCCTTCGCAAGCTCCTGCGGCATCTCCGCATCCAGTTCGTTGTAGGCGAAAAGGTCGGCGCAGAACTCAAGTTCAAGGGCCGCCTCCGCCTTGGTCTTCGTTTTGTGAACGACCTTGATGCCTTCGCCCAGGATAAACGCGGCGCGGAGGTCGATGACGGTGCGGGTTTGAAGGCATCCCCACTCCGCCTTGCCGTCATACTTGTCGTTAATTGCTTTGACGGCCGCAGGATAGTCGCGGTATTCGTTCCCGACATACTTCGAGTAGTAAGACTGCAGGGCCAGGATATTATCGACCAGCAGTTCCTGAACCTTGACGCTCCTCTCGCGCTCGGACTTCAGGGCACCGCTCATCTCGGCCCTGACGGCATCGGCTGAACGCACGGCGAGTTCTTGAATCTTTTGGTTGCTGACGAACAAGGG